GATGTTTCTATGTCAAATACGGTTATCAATCTCTATACCTTGATATTTCCGGCTCTATTTTAACCATAATTTTTCCATGCCATCCCGTTATTTTATTTTTACTAATGGATAAACTTCTTTCATTATCATTGCTGTAATCACTATTGGGCTTATAACCAACACCTATAATTACATCAGCCTCTGCGGCTTTGCCCGTCTTGCTATTTTCCATCATGTCAAATGTCATATCCCATTTACCCGATGCGTCAGCAGATGCTTGAGATATACCTATAATAGAACAATCTCTACGCTTGGCTATCTCTCTGGCTCCCGTATAAATAGCACGAAGTTTCTCATCACCCCGTGCAAACGTACCACCAATATGAATCTTATCCAACTGGTCAATAATTAATATGTTAGGTTTTTCTGTGGCTGCATAGGAATCAATTTTATCCAATGTCCAGTCAACAGTGTCCAATATCCTTATGTTATCTTTTATATCCCCCCACAATGCACTGGCTTTTGTTGGGTTTTTTTTTATTTCATCAAATGTCATACCCGTGTGGGAATTTATTAGTCTCATTTGAGTCCTAATTGCAGGCTCCTCATTGATGAGAGCACATACTTTGGCCCCTTGTGTGGCAAAACCGTTCCGACCTGCGACCAAATTAACCCAGAACGCTGTCTTGCCACTTTCGGGTCTGGCAAAAACAATAATTAAATTGCCTTCACCAATTCCGTTTACCTTCGTACGTAAATCCGTTAAATTAAATTTCCATTTTGTATTGTCTTTTAATGCATCAATAAGTTCCAACACATCATCAGTAATATTTTCGTACTCGTCTTTATTGATACCCTTAAGTTCATCAATTAAATTTTGTATATCTATAAAACCTTCTTCTCCCGTATTGTTATAGACACCCGTAGCAACAACGGCAATACGCCTTGCTATGTTTTGTTTATGAAGTGCTTCAAGAATGGTCTTGGCAATTTTTTTATTTGGTTTTTCTTTTTTTATTTCTTTCAATAAGTTATAAAAATTATCTTTCGCCACTCTGGTTAAAGCAGGGTTATAGACTTGTGTGTGTAATGCAGCAATTTCATCAATACTTAAGTCCGTATCAGAATCAGAATGTGCTTTTGTTATTGTTTCATATAATGTTCCCGTTCCATTGGTAAACATTGTCTTTGATACTCGACCTTTATTTTCTTCATAAAAATCTTTTTCCAACAATAAATTTATAAGTTGTTTTTCAATCATATTGTTTGCAGTTGTTTTAAAATTTCTTTCATTCTTTTTGTTTTCGTTTTGTTTTTCCAGTGTTGCTTATAATACTTTACACTCTTTCTGTCAAGTATGCACGGTGATTTATCCAATGGCCATGTTCGTAAATAAGACAGATATCCACGATAGCTTTGGGCGTATAAAGGAACTTCCGTTCTCTTTACTTTTAGTTTTTTATATTCCCCCGTAACGGAATAAACACAATGAAAATATTTTTGTTTTTCCATGACGAACCACGGATACGTTCCACAATCAATTAGTTTCCACATTAATCCACCTCAAAAAGTTTTTTTATTGGCAATATAACGCATTTAGAACGATTGCCGTCACCAACCATTCTTGTATACTGCCCCTTGTATTTTTTAATAATTTTTTTTAATTCAGAAACTTCAAACACCAGCATACAATGATTTTTATTTCCTTTTGCTAATACCTGTATCCAATAGTCAGATTCAGTAGCATTAATTCCACTAGGGTTTCCATTACACTCATATTCCAATGCAATGTTTCCTGTTTTATACCACCAATCTCTTTCTGTTTTAACCTCTATTTTTTTATTGCTAAAAATATCATGAACTTGTTTTTCTCTCAACTGTCCATATTTCAAGTCGATATCAAATTTTTTATTTGCTGTCATATATTCCTTATGATTGTCGCATTATAGAGTAGTCATTACCCATTTCCCACTCTTCTGTACCTTTACATAAATTACAAATCCTATTGTAATTTCCTTCACTCTTAAAGTCTTCGTTGCATGACAGACATGGACGCACAGTACAGTTTTTTTTAAATTTTCTATCGTGTACAGCACCCCTTCTAAAAAATCCACTGCGGGTTTTAGAATTTCTTTTAAATTTTTTTCTCATTTTTTTTATTCTCCGTTAATTCATTTTTCCACATTTTAATAAATATAGATAAAAGTTTTTTTATTTTTATTTTTGTAACACTTTTTTCCTGTAAGGTCAAACTTAAAAAATTTGCTAACGTATCTATAAATAATTCACTAAACATTATTACACTTTTCCTCATCTTTTACTTTATTACAATAAAATTCTCTTGCTCTTTCTTTTAATAGATTTTTCTTTTCTTTTTGTTTAATTAATATCTTTTCCTTTTTTGTTGGGTTAGGCTCTTCCTCCAAAACAGTATCAATTATTTTAACTGTTTCTTTTGCAACTATAAAGGCACATCCATTACAAGTAACTAGCAATAATAAAATAACAAAAAATTTATACACGTTAAAATCCCCCTGTGCATTCTATTTCAAGTTTACTAAAATTAGCTGAAAACATAACGCCTCTTTTAACTAATTCGTGAATGCCATTATAAAATTCTATTTCGTCATTATATTTTATTGTCATATATTTGTCTCCAATTGTTAACTATGGTTTTAGTTGTATCCTTTTTAATTCGTTCAGCTTTATCATATAACTTGTCCGTTTTCCACAGGTTAAGCAAATCAGCGTCATCCTTTGCATCAACGACATAGGTGCAGGACACTTCATGGTCTAATACTATTTCATATTTTCTCATTTTAATATACTTTCTATTTGGTTACTTCCATAATATTTTAAATCGTCATCAAGTATTTTTACTTGGGTATCTATGTAATATCTTAATTGATTACTTATGTCAAATGCCTTGATGGTTGCGTCCCTGTCCAACGCAACTATAATTTTTTTAAATCTTTTTTTTA